TCAAACATGTCTTGACTTGCATACGTGTGATTAGTACATACCATACCAATGTTATATGCACCAAACATATTGACGCAGTTGCGAACTAATGCCGTCAACGCCTTAGGCTTACGACCCATGTCACCTTTCATATCCCCAGCCTGGAACTGGTTAACATCAGTGGGAGTCAGTAACATTCCCAATGAATCTATGATAAACAAGATCTTAGGACGATCTCCTTCATCCATTGTTTTATATTCTGCAATGAATTCTGTGATGGTCTTTGCCACATCGTCGATCATGGCCATGTTGAGTTTCAACAACTTTTCTGGGCTTGTATCAACACCAAGTGCGTGTAACCATTTTTCATCAAGTGCATTTTCTGTATCAATCAAGATCGGATAAATGCCTTGTGCTTGTGCATTCTTGACTAAGTTACCTGAACAGATAAATGATTTACCTGCACCACTCTCTCCTGCAAACACAGTAACCTTGCCTAGTGGAATGCCTCGATCAAAGTATCCACTGATAAGATAGTTTAATGCGTAGTTGTTTGTACTAACCCAATCAGTTGGGTCGTTGAAGCCAATACTTAAACCGTCGATAGATTTAGTAATTGACTTTCTAAATTTAGAAATATCAAATGCTTTTGCCATTATTTTTTTGCCCTGTTGAGAATAGAGTGTGAGTTGCCCCACACTCTATGTTTAGTCTTACTGCTTCTGACGATTGCGAATCATGGCAAGGATGTCTTGCGCACGACTGTTGTCACCTGCGGGTGCTGCGGCAGCTGGAGCAGCGTTAACTACTGGTGCTGGAGCATCATCAATATGATCATCAACTGGAGCAGCGGCTGTTCTCGCAGCTGGCTTGTTAGGATCACCAGTGGCTTGACTCATACCTGCTGGTTTGAAATACTGACCCCAACGTTCCATGTCATAAGCTTCGCCATCTACTGAAGCTTCAAACATTTCTTTCATGACCTTGAGTTCTACATCAGTAGGTTTCTTTGGTAAGAATCCGCTAAGATCAAAAAGACCATGTGACTCTACTGCCGCTGATTCGACATCTGTCAATGAACGCTCACGACGGCTCCACTTTGAAGTAGAGTAGTCAGCAAAGCCACCTTTTGATGTCTTGGCAATACGGAAGTCTAGACCTTTCAAGTAGTCTGTTGGCAACTCATCCAATTCTGGATCCATCAACGCTGAACGGATGATAGCATAGATCTGAGGTCCGATGATAAATCTACGGATAGGATTGTCTGGAAGTTTATCTTCCTTGAGTGGATCTTCAACCACAAAGCCTTGGAAAATGTATGAACGCTTTTTCCAATACTTACGACCCATTTCTTCTAGTGATTTATCTTTGAACCAACCACGCACTTCTGATAGAATAGGACATGCTGTGCCATCGTTGTACATTTCCACACATGGAACCTGTACCTGTACTGATCTGCTGTCTGTTTCGCCTTTGATTCCTGCGAACGGCAATTTGATCATTGCACGTTCTACCCAGAAGAATGTGTTGTTGGGATTGCCATCAGGTAAGAAACGTACAACAGCTTCTTTGCCTTCTTGCATGTTCCAATGTGGGTAAATTGCGTTGTCTCCACCGCCGGTGGATTGTCCTGTGGACTTTGATTGTGCTTCTTGAAGTTTAGCACGGATTTCTGATAATGTTGCCATTTTAAATGCCTCCTATGTTATGCCTAAAATGTTTATATGCCTTATGCACACGTTTTATTATGCGCTTTTTATTTATCAAGGTCAATGATTATCTGCGTATTTTTTGATTTTAGTTTGCCAAAAGAAAAAGTGGGTCAAGCCCACTTTTTCTTATACGCTGTCATTGCTCTTTGTCTAGCTAACCATAATCTAAATTTTACATACTCCGATAGTTCGTCATCATCAACTACCTTACCAAAGTCTCGAGCCTTTAGATTGCGGCCAAATGTGACTTCATCGTTTAAAATGAAGTCACTATCATCTAATCCAAAATTACTTCGATGGAGTAGCGGCTTTTGCGTCTGCTTTAGCTGGCTCTTTCTTAGCAGGTTCGCTTTTTGCAGGCGTTGCTGCCTTAGCAGGAGCAGATGCAGCAGGTTTAGCTTCTTCTTTCTTAGCAGCTGGTGCTTGTGCAAATGCTGATACTGCGAACAATGATGCTACTACGATTGCGATTGATTTCATTTTAAAGTTTCCTTTAGGTTGTTTTACGTAAAGAATATTCCCTACGTATATATATAACGCTTTAGTAGGACTAGACGTTTACATAAAAGTTTGATTTCATTTCGCCAAAAAGAAAGGGCACCTAAGTGCCCAATCTAACTGCGACGAAACTTGTTAATAGCCTGCTAGTTCTTTCATACGAGCCAATTCTGCAATCTGTGGATCTTGTTGTTGTGGTGCCATTCTTTCTACCATTTTACGAGCAACATGTTCTGCCTGTTCGCCAAACTTCTTGCCTACCATAGTACATACGCCTTCTGGGCCTTTGGGGAATGTGCCTGAGTCTCTGTCATAGAAACTATGCAGGAATTCTGCTAACTCCTCGGTGTTCAATCTTTCTTTTCTTTTTTCAAAATCACGTTTTGGCTTGTCATCTTTGTAATCCACATCTTTCATGGTCAGCGGTGACTGCCCTGCTTTTTTTCTATCTACTGCTGGTCTTTCGTAGTCTCTTGGATTATCAGGATCCACAGCTTCTTGCGGTACTGGTTCTTCTGCAGGCACAGCAGCTGGTTCCGCTTCCGGGGCAGTTTGGTCACCTCCTTGGGCTGCTTCCGGGTCATCCACCATGTCGCCAAAATCCAACTGCTCTAGTGCTTCGGGTGCATTGAATTCCAACCAATCTTTGATCAATGGTCTCACACACGCATCTGGATCTTGTGCTGCCTGTTCTTTGATTCGCTTGTATAGTTCTGGATCTTCAATCAATCCTTTGAGGCTTTCGATAGCATTAGTGCCGTCAACTCCTGCTGGGAAATGTTGTCCTACCAGTTCTTGTAGGCCTTGTAATGCTGCTTGTTGTTCTTCGGGGTCTTCACTGGTCACTGCACTGTCTTCGCCTAGGCCCATGACCCAATTTTCAAACTGAGCAAATGGATCGTTGTCTTCTGTTTCAACCGTTAGGTCTTCGTTGTTGATTTCTTCTTGTGTCATAGCGACTATGTCGTCATAGCCTATGGTGCTTCCTTCTTTCATCAGTCTGTACAAGACCGGAAACACAGTTGCGATATCTTCTTTGAATGATCTGACTGTGAATTTTTGTTTGAAATCTTCAACAACGTCTTGTGGAATTTCTTCACTGTCATAGGCCTGGAAGTTTTCTTTGTATGCCTCATAGTGGCTTTGTTTGCTCAATGCCTTGATCTGTTCTCTTAGATGATTTAGATACTCTGTGCTTCTTTCAACCACTGAGTTGGTGTCTGAATTCATTAGGTCATTACGTACTACGTAGTTGCCGAAACTCTTGAGCTGAGCAATTTCTTCACTCATTTTAGTAATGCTTGCACCTAACTCATCGTATGGTAGACCGCCGTTGGCCACGTGACGCTGCATGGCTCTAGCGCCAGCAAGATGAATAAACGGATATTTAAAACGTTCGCCGTCTTGGTTTTCCACAAACAGTCCAGAGATGTTTCTAGTTCTAGCACCTGGCTGTGTATCATCCATCACTGCTTGGCTGTGTTTAATAATTAGACGTGTGTCCATTAATTTTTGATAGCTCACTGTTTTGCTACCGTACATTGAGCTTTCGCTCATCATGTTTTCACTCATTCTGCTTTCTCCAACTGGTTTTTGTACCATATTTGTCTGTGGTTTAGGTTGTGCGTTTTGACTTAGGAATTGATAATCTCGCTTGTCAAGATTGTCTTTGGCAATGTCTCTAGTGTCAAAACTCAATAATCTGCGTTTGGCAAATTGACGCAATTCTTTTAAAAAACCATACCAATTTGTTTTCTGTCCATCATCCATGCCTTCGGTGATGCCATTAGAAAAATACACTTTTATGCTATTGGGTTCTGCAAGGCTGATGCTGACGTGTCCTATAGGCGTTTGCCCTTCTGTGTAGTCAAAATCAAAGAATCTTGCCTGTTCCGGATTAATGGTGATCTCACCGGTTTCAGCTCCTAGTTTCAGCCCAGCGAAGCGGCTGCGTACCTTGTAGAATAAATCGGTGGCTATGTTGTTTGTTGCGTCCATAAGTATATTTATCAAAGACCCATGCTGACAAAGATCGGCATAGGCATGGATTCCTCGGTGATTTTTTCTGTCATTTTGTCGTAGATCTGTGGATCCCAATCCGCTAGCACATCTGCCATACGCATGATCAACAGTGTTGAACTGACTAAATCATCGTGTTCTCCGCTCTTGGCTTTGAATCCCAGCCCCGATGCCACATATGTTTTTAGCTCGGATATCAACGGCTTGCTGTGTATGGTCATTTTGTGATTTTCAACCATATTTTTTAGCTGACTGCAAGCAGTTATCTTACTTCTATGTGTGGTGTTAAATCCTTTACGAAACTTGCGTATATGACCTTTGCGGATGGGTTCTGAAAGGAAAAGTCCATGAAAGTTTTCTTCACCTATGTCGTTGATCACTATCAGGGCAGATTCGCCTATTGTATTGTTTTCAACACTGTAATACATAATAGGTGCGCCGCCTTGTTCTTCGCCTCTTTCATGTATGTATTTTAGTATTTCTCTCAAGACCCTGACCTGTTGCTGCACAGGAGTGGTGTTGTGATGCCATTCTGCTACCTGCACCATTTCAGGCATTTCATAGACCTGTATGGCGCCGTAGTCGCCGCCAGTGCCCAAGCTGGGATCTAGAGCTATTAGATATGTGGCTCTGGGGTTAATTTCTTTGTACCACCGTGTCTGCCCCATGTTCATCATAGGGTCCATGCCAGCCAGTTCAACCAACTTCACAGAGTTGATTAGAGTTTCATCATAGATCAAGAATTCACATTCAAACTCTCTGCGGAATCGTTCTTCGCCGATCTTGGCACGTTCTAATCTAGCCCACTCCTCGTCTCTATCTGGATGTTCTTGCCACGGTGCAAAGAATGGAAAGAACCCGTTGACACCCAATTTGGTTTCATTGCCAAAGTCGTCAAATCGCTTGTTGGCCTCTAACCAAATCATGGCAAATTGATCTTCGTCACTGTTAGGTGTTGATGTGATAATAGCTTTACCACCTGTGGCCAATGTTGGCGATAACGCTGTCCAGAACTCTTTGGCTTTTTCCGGTGGTTGCACGAACGCAAACTCATCACAATATATCAATGAAAGAGATTTACCACGGCCTGTGTTTTCAGTTGTAGTAGTTGCCTGTATCCGTGATCCATTGTCATATTCGATGGTGTTTCTGTTATACGAATACACACCAGCACGGATAAAGTCTGGTAAATTTTCATAGGCATATCTATAACGATCCATGATGTCTCGAGCGCCTTCGTACTTGTGTGCAGCGATCAACACCTGTACGTCTGGCATGAACTGAGTATACCACAATAGGTATGCCACTGCGCAGGTGGTCTTGCCCATCTGACGTGGCAACATAGCAATACATTCTTTATTTGTATGATATGCTTCAATCAACAATTCTTGAAACCCATAAGGCACAAAAGGTATAGATCCTCTAGTAGGATGTTGTATCTTGATAAAGTTTTTGGCAAAGTATAACGGACCACTAACTGGATCCATACAGGCTTCTAGGTGCTTGACTTCGTCGAGATTATAGCGTATCTGTGCATGGGCTTTCTTAATTAGATTGCCGTCTAAGGATTTTGACATATGTTTATTTAATGAAAAAAATAGGCTCCGGAGAGCCTATTTGGTTTGTTAGTTTTTATTAACTATCGATGGTTTCTGCTGCATCAACCAATGTTACAGCCACGTCTTTGTAAATGTCTGCAAGTGTATCGGGCAATGTAACAGTTAATGATTCTTGGATTTCAGCACCTTGGGCACCATCCCACACTCTCATACTCTTAACATGGTTGGTTCTGCCAATGGCCTGAGCGATTTGATAGCGTAGAGCCTTGGCAGTTGTGTCTACAGTAATCGTACCATCTGTGGTTGCAGTAAACTGAAAGGGTGTTCCAATTTCTGCCCTTGTGCCACCCAATACGCCTTCTGTTGTACCTGCGCCTGCTGCACCTGCACGATCATATCTCACAGTAAAGGTCACTGTTAATGCTTGATTATCTGCTACTGTTGCACCACTGCTAGTAAACTGTGCATCTTGAATCTGTGCATCACCGTACTTTTGTAGATTTTCAACAATGGCCAGGAAACGTTGATGAGCTCTAGCCACACGACGACCTAGTGCCAGTGTAGTTGGTTTGGTTGCAAATGCACTGTGATCTTGTGGACATACAGCACCGTTGTCATTGCCGTCTGCCGTAGGATATGTTCCTGCGCCGCCAGTTAGTGTTAAGACTACTTGATAAAATTCTGGTCTTAACGAATCTGTTGCTATTTTAAATCCTGACATTATTTCGCTCCTTTAGCTTCTGCCAATCGTTGAAGCAGTTCTTCTCTGATGCTGGCACGTAGTTGTTCTTTGCTTTCGTAGGCACCTGCTGCCATAGGATTATCACCGCGATATGGCTTACCGCTGAAGCTTTTCTTAGGCTTGTTTAAATCGTTGCCGTCACGTACAGAAGCATCTATACCTGCATATTCTGGTTCTGACCCGTTCAGTGAATTACCAAATGCTTCATCTTTTTCTTTCTTTTCAGCATCGTGATCATCCATATCGTGATCGCCATCGTCATCTTGATCTAGAGTTTTAAGCAAGGGTTTTTCGGCGTCGTGATCTTTTTCATGTGCATCAAGATCTCCGCTATCATCATAGTCGCTGTCATCACTATCTAGGTCACCCATCGGAGGGATATTGTCTGCATCCATATCACTCGGGCCGCCCATGTTATCTGCATCGGGCTCGTTGTGTGGTTCTGAATCCATTGGTGGCAACATCTTTAACGGAGGTAGTCCGCCCATGGGCTTGTCCATGGGTTCGATGCTGA